TTAGCACAAGATATGGAAGCTATTTTACCAGAAGTAGTTCTTACGGCAGATGATGAAATACAAACTAAATCAGTTGATTATGGTAAGATAACGTCAGTTCTTATTGAAGCAATCAAAGAACTTAAAAAAGAAATAAATGAATTAAAAGGAGTGTAGTTAATGGCTCTCCCTGCAGTTGGCTCAGCAATAAGTATATCACAAATACAAACAGAGTATGGTGGTTCTAATCCTGCATCTCTATCTGAATACTATGGGCAAGGTAATGCACCTTCTTCTGGTGCAATTACAATGTCAGCAGATTTTGGTGGCACTCAAGCAGAGACAGTTATATCTAGTAGTGCTCAACAAATAACAGTATCAAGTTACATATCCTCTGGAGAAACATTGAGAATTGGCAGTGGTGTATATATCTGGTCTGATAGCACATCTACTGCAGGAATGGTAATCAATATACCTTGTACCATAATTAACGATGGTTATATCATAGGCAAAGGTGGTGCTGGTAATGGTTATAATGGAGGACCCGCTATTAATGTCACAACATCAGGCGTAACTATTATTAATAACTCTGGTGCATTCATCGCAGGAGGTGGTGGAGGAGGAGGTAGAGGTAGAAATGGTACTGGTGGAGGCGGCGCTGGTGGTGGAGCTGGACATGGACCCGGAGGTGCAGGTGGCTCTATAGGTAATTCTGGAGCTAGTGGTTCTGGTACTGGCTCTGGTGCTGGTGGAGGTGCTGGTGGTGGTGGTTCTGCTACAACATTCTCTGGAGGTCAAGGTGGTGGTGGAGGTGGTAGAATACTTCCAGGTTCTGGAGGAGCTGGTGGTTCTAATAGCGGACCAGGTGGATCTGGTGGCTCTGGAGGAAATGCTGGTTCTAATGCACCTAATGTTGGAGGAGACATGGGTGGAGGCGGAGGAGGCGGAGGCTGGGGAGCTTCTGGTGGTAAAGGATGGTATCCAACCTCAAGTGCATGGCCGGGAGGTTCAGGTGGTGCGGCTATAACAGGCACATCAAGAACATTAACAAATAATGGAACAGTATATGGCTCTACATAAAGTAATAGTTAATAATAATACTTCACAATGTTTAGGTTCAGCTTCTGATGGAGTTTTACCTAGTGATTTAGATACAAGTATTTGGAGTTTGCAAAATTATAATTATGATGACCCAGAAACGCAAATAGCACCAATTGATTATAGCCAATGGGATACTATTGCTATGATTAATATGTATTTTGTAGATGATGAACTAACACTTGATAACCCATGAATGTAATTAAACTAGATACTAACCAAAAAAAATTTGAAAATGCAGAATTTAATTTTTGGGTTTTTGAAAATGCAATCAATAAAGAAATTTGCCAAGATATAATAAATTTAGGCAAAGATAAATGGCAAGAGGCTAAAATACAACGTAATGTTGTATCAGAAAAATCAGTAGACCCAAAGTCAAGAATAAGTGATGTGGTTTGGTCAAATGATGATTGGCTTTACGAAATTGGTTGGGATTATGTTGCTACTGCAAATAAAAATGCAAATTGGAACTTCAATGTAGATTCATGTGAAGCTATGCAAATAACTAGATACAAAAAGAATGGACATTACGATTTCCATTTTGATGGCAATGGATTTACTGCATATAATGTGCCTAACAATAAATTTCTACATGGTAAAACAAGAAAGTTATCTATGACTATAGTGCTTAATGAAGATTATGAAGGTGGCGAATTTGAATTCTTTGATAGTAAAAGATTAATTAAAGAAAAAACTGGAACTGTTATAGTGTTTCCATCTTATATGGTACATAAAGTTAGACCAGTTACAAAAGGAACTAGATATTCTTTGGTTGCTTGGTTTTGTGGTGAACCTTTTAGGTAATTATATGAAAAAAGGTTTAGAAAAAAATAGTAAATATAATAAATACGATATTAATAATGATGGTGTTGTAACAGATGAAGAATTGGCAATCGCCACATCTATTAAAGAAACAGAACAAGTTTTAAGAAAACAATTGGCACAACTAAGAATTGCAAGAGCAACTTTAATAGCAATGGGTTTATTTACTGTTGCTATGTTTTTTGTAGATATAGAAAGATTAAAAGCGTTAGCGGATATAAGTAATCTATTTTATATTTCTGGTGCAGGAATTGTAGGTGCATATATGGGTGCTTCTGCTTTTATGAGTAAAAAATAATGTTCAAAGCCTTAGTTACAATTTGTGTAATAGGGTCACCAAATAATTGTCAAATTTTAGAAGATCAAACTGGCCCGTATGAAACTGAATTTGCCTGTAAACAAAGAGCATTAGAAATAAGCAGACAAGTTCATAATTATTATCCACTATGGAAGCCAACTATGTATAGATGTCAGAAATTACCTGCAGGGAGACTTAAATGGAAAATATGATACTAGATGCTTGGAATGATCTTAGTTATATAGAAGGCGTATTATTTACTATGTGGATATTTATTCTATATTATGGCAAAGTATGGATAGATAGTAAGTTTAGACGAAAGGAATGCACATGCTCACGGCGTTAATTGGACCCGTATCTAATCTTCTTGGTAAGTTTATAGAAGATAAGGACATGAAAAACAAGTTGGCACATGAGGTGGCAACAATGGCTGAGACACATGCTCAGGAACTGGCAAAAGGGCAGTTAGCTATAAATCAAACTGAAGCCAAACATAGATCAATCTTTGTGGCTGGCTGGAGACCATTTATTGGCTGGACCTGTGGCATTGCTCTATGTTGGCATTTTGTATTAGCACCAGTAACTATGTTTATATGTGCATATCTAGCAGTAGAAATACCAGAATTGCCAAGTTTTGATATGGGTTCACTTATGACTGTTTTGATGGGAATGCTGGGACTTGGCGGGCTCCGCAGTTTTGAGAAGTATAAAGGTTTAACAAAATGATGTGGTTTTGGTTGAGTTTAGCTAAATTTTTTAATAAGATTGGTAATTATTTCTATTATCGTCATGTAAGTTGTTTGAGAAAAAGACAAGGAAGATAGATGAACATTGATACATTAAAAAATGAATTGATTGCTGACGAAGGAGTAAAGTACGAAATATACTTAGATCATCTAGGATATAAGACGTTTGGTATTGGTCACTTGTGCAGAGCAAAAGATCCAGAAAATGATATGGAAGTTGGAACTGAAGTGTCAAAAGAAAGAGTTGATGAGTGTTTTGCAGAAGATATTGAGAAAGTTATAGATGACTGCACAATACTTTATGATGATTTTTATATACTGCCAGAAGAAGCACAATTAATTATTGCAAATATGATGTTTAATCTAGGAAGACCAAGATTAAGTCAATTTTCCAAGATGCACGCCGCAGTAATGGATGCTAACTGGATTGAAGCGGCAATCCAAATGGAAGATTCTAAATGGGCAAAACAAGTTCCAAATAGAGCACAAAGACTTTGTGAAAGAATGAGGAATGTAGCCTAATGCCTTTAGTGCCATTAAAATTCAAAGCTGGAATAGTAAAAGACATTACAGAATATGCTTCTGGTCAAGCTGGATTTTATACAGATGGTAATCTAGTAAGATTTAGAAATGGTTTTCCAGAAAAAATAGGTGGATGGCTAGAAGAAACATACTCTTTCAATGCTGATCAAGCAACAACTACTACTATAACAGGAACTCCAAAACATTTAGTTGCCTGGAGAGCCACAACTGATAGCTTTGATAGAATTGTTGTAGGTACACATAACCATTTGTATGTAATTAATAATAGTGTGTTTTATGATATTACGCCTCTTAGAAAAACTTCAGAAAACTTAACTAATCCTTTGGTTACAACAAGTAGTAGTTCAGTTGTAACTGTCACAGATACTGGTCATGGTGCACAAACTGGTGATTTTATAGTTATAAAACAAGCTACTGCAGTTGGTGGAATAAGTGCAGATACAATTAATAGATTAGAAGGCTATCAGATAACTAAGGTAGATGATAATTCTTATACATTTGTCGCAGGCAGCCAGGCAAGTTCTGGAGCTACTGGTGGTGGTACTGCAATAGACATACAGTATTTAATTGGTAACTCTGATGGAGTTGGCTTTGAAAGTTCTGATCCAGCCACTGGTTTTGGTGTTGGTTCTTGGGGTGAAAGTACTTGGGGAACTGCTAGAAGCGTAGCATCAAGTACAGTTAACATAGATGCAACAAATTGGTCACTTGAATTATGGGGTGATGATGTATTAATTAACAACAGAGGTGGTCAATTATATTATTGGGATACTTCTGCTGGTGACAGTGCTAGAGCAGTTTTGGCTTCTAGTTTAGGTGGTGCTAGTGGCATCCCTACTAAAATTAGAACAATTGCAGTATCTTTTCCAGATAGACATTTAATAGTAGGTGGTGCGATACCTTTAAGTGGTGGTGGAATAGACCCAATGCTAGTTAGATTTTCCAATCAAGAAGATTTTGCAGTATTTACCCCAACGTCAACAAATACTGCTGGTGATCAAAGACTTGAAGTAGGCTCTAAAATTATTAGCATGACCCCAACAAAAGATGAAATGTTTATACAAACTGATGAAGCAGTATATGGTATGACCTTTGTTGGGCCGCCCTTTACATTCTCATTTAGATTGTTAGCAGTTAATTGTGGAGCAGTAGCATTGCATGGCTCTGCCAATGTTGATGGTGATGTGTATTGGATAGGCAAAAGCAATTTCTTTATTTACAATGGTGCAGTAGCAGAGCTACCTTGTTCAGTCCAATATTTTGTATTTGATAGAATGCAGACAAGATATTTCGATAAGATATACGCTGGGCATAACAAAAAATACAATGAAGTTACTTGGTTTTATGTTAGTGAAGATAATCTTGTAGTAGACAACCCAGAGCCAGACAGTTATGTCACATTCAATTATGCTGATGGAGCTTGGACTATAGGAACGCTAGATAGAAATATTTGGCATGATGCTCAAGGATTTAGAAAAGTTCCTTTTGCTTTTGATGCAGATGGAAAATTATATAACCATGAAACTGGAACAAGTGACAATGGCAGTGCAATGAATGCACATATAGAGTCTGGTGACTTTGAATTAGACAATGTGGGTGAAAATTTAACTATTGTAGATAGAGTCATTCCAGATGCTACAATGAATAGCGATACAAATTTGTATCTACAATTAAAAACTAGAAAATATCCAAATGCTCCAGAAACTATAAAGGGTGATTTTACTGTTACTTCTGAAACACAAAAAATTAGCACTAGAGCTAAAGGAAGACAGATGGCAATAAAATTCTTTAGCAATGGAACATTAGATCAATGGTTGTTAGGAGATTTCAGAGTTAACGCTAGAAAGGATGGTCTAAGATGATCAGATTACCTAGTCCACCAAGAAAAATGACTGCTCCAGCACCACCAATTGATTTTTTAAATAAATTCAATGAGGTTATAACATTTCAACAAAATTTATCGTCAGCGTTGGAACAACAACAAATTGCAAATGATTTTACAACTTCAGTTGCAACATTAAATGCTGAAGACAAAGCAGAAGCAGTGAGTTGGTTTAATGGCTAATAATTATAAAAATGCAAAGCTAGATTTAACAAGTACAGATGCAACAGTATTGTACACTGCTCCTGCGGCTCATACTGGAATATTTAAATCTATATTAGTCTGTGATGATAGTAATAATGGTGATACACTTACATTGACATTAACAGATGCCTCTAGTAATGAATTTGTTATATTTGATGTAAAAACAGTTTCAGGGCATCAAACCATAGAACTTATAACACAACCTTTGGTTGTGATGGAGAATGAAATTTTAAAGGTGACTGCAGGAACTATAGATAGACTTCATGTTGTAGCAAGTTACTTAGAGATTACATAAGGAGAGATAAATGGCAGAATTAGGTGCATTAACTGGATTACCAGTTTTAAGTCTTGAAGAAGAAGAGAATCAAGGCGTTGATCCTATAGTATATAATGTTTATCAAACAAAGTCACAAACACCAGATATGTCAGATCAAGACATACAAAGACTTTATGGAACGTCTGCGATGCCAGTTTTTGAATGGGCAAAGAAGATACAAAGTGGTCAAAGAACTTACAATCCCTCAGATGCATTTGATGAAAGCATGATGGAGATGTACGAAAGTTTTAATCAACTTCCTGCAGGATATATGACTCCACAAGAGATTATGGCACAACAAGCACTAGAAGGAACTGCTGGGCAAGTTGGAATGTCAATTGGTACTAGCATAGGTTCAGAGCTAACAAACCCGTATTTATCTAATGATGTTGGTAATTTAGATAGAATTAAAAGTGGTATTATGAAGACTGGACAAGACACTTCAGTAGAACTTGCAAATCAAGCAAGATTTAGTGAGCTTGGAGACAAAACACAGAGTGCAATTAGATCAAGTGGATTTTTGGACAACTATATTCCAGAGTTATCAAGCAAATCCGCAGCCGAAGCAACTGGAAATTTAGCACAATTTAACAGAGGCTTAGACGAAGGTACTCTATATCAGCCAAGAGGTTCTGATGTATATGTGCCTACAAATAGATTTGAACAATCTTTGTCAGGTAGAAATATGGATGTTTCTAAACTAGATAGTGGCTTTGAGGGATTGGAAGCGGGCTCAATGCCAGCCAGAGAAGCATTGGATCCAGTTAAATCTCTTGATCTTGGTTACGATACTTATTCAGATGGATTCACAGATACAGTTAATCCTATGACAGATGCTGGAACAAGAAATTTATATTCTTCTGGAGTAGGTGCTGGAGTTAATTTTGTTGCTAGAGTAGCCTCTGGTCAAGATGTAGATGATGCCGCAAAATCAGCCGCAGATGCTGGATTGGTAACATATGCTACAACTGCATTACTAGCCGCAACACCTTTCGCACCTTTTTCAACTATAATAGGTGGTGTAGTTGGTGGTTTTGTAGGTAGAGTTATATGCAATGAACTGATGAAGCAAGGCATTATGGATCGCAAACAAGTCATATTAGACTATAAATTTACAAGAGACTATCTAACGCCACAACATGTCACTGGTTATCATGTATGGGCAGTATGGATGGTCAAGCAGATGAGAAAAGGTAGACTAGTTGGACTTTGGGCACATATAGCTGGACACAGAGCTAACGAAATAGCTTACATTTATGGCGAAAGAGATAAGCCAGATTACTTAGGTAAATTATATAGAAAAATCCTAGAGCCTATCTGTTGGACTGTAGGTGCATTTTGCAAAGAAACAGATTGGTCTGTATTATATAGAAAAAAGGAGATTTAATTATGGCTGAAGAAGAAATGGCAATGATGGGTGATCAACCACCTATGGAAAGTCAAATGCAAATGGGTGCTGAACAAGAAGCAAAACAAAAGATAATGGGTTCTTCTAAAACAGTAGCTTCTGTTCTTATGTCAAGACTTATGGAAATGTCACCAAGTGAATTACAAATGCTAGACAAAGCTATTACGCCAGATGTGGCTGGTGTTTTAATTAAGCTATTACCAGAGCTTAAAGATATTATTGAAGCAGTTGAGCAAGGTGGAGTTGCTGATGCTATGCCAGAAGACCAAATGATGGATGATGGTATGCCTGAAGAAATGGGTGCATTAGGTAATATATAATGATTAGAAGGGCGAATGTTTTAGATACGTCAGCTTTAATCTATATGCTAAATCAAATGCATAAAGAAACAGAAGTAGAAGTACCTAAGATAAACACTCATAAGTTGATAAGTAAGATAAACGATTTATTGCATAAAGGGTTGGTTTTAGTGGCAGTAAAAGACAATAACATAGTTGGATCAATTGCTGGAATGGCAGTAAATGATTGGTGGTCTGACGAAATGTATATGTCTGATGCATGGTTTTACGTCTTTCCAAATGAAAGAAAATCAACAATTGCAAAAAATTTATGTATTGACTTTATAAAAATCACAAAAGAGGCTAAACTAAAAGTTAGATTAGGTCATGTTTTTTCTGGGGATTTAGAACGAAAAGATAATTTTTATTCTAAATTAGGTCTAGTTAAAGTAGGATCAACGTATATGGAGAAATAATATGGGAAGTATGTGCACAGTTTCTGCTGAACCTTTACCAGACCCAAAGAAGGTAATTAGTGGTACAGATATACCAGAATGGGTATCGGCAGCGGGTAGACAATTATATGATCAAGCCGCAGAAATAGCTTCTCAAGACTTTCCTACATACACTGGGCCCAGACTTGCCACATATGGTGATGATAACTCTAAGCTAACTTCACAAGAGCAAGAAGGGCAAGCATTACTAGAACAAGGAACAGATACTTTCCAAAGTTATGTTGATGATGCTTCTGCAATGGCAAGCACTTTAGGTCAAGGATACAATCAAGCAAGTAGAGCAGATTTACTTGGCGAAAACTTTTCAATGGCACAAGCACAACCTTACATGGATATTTATCAATCTTCAGTAGACCCAGCCATAAGAGAGATTGAAAGACAAACACAAAGAAATTTAATGGGTGATAGTGCCTCTGCAGTAAGAGCAGGAGCTTTTGGTGGATCAAGGCAAGGTCTTAGAGAAGCAGAGACAATCACAGAAGGCTCTAGACTAGCTGGAGATGCAAGAGCACAAGCTGGAGCTAGAGGTTTGGAGTTTGCCTCACAAAGATTCGATCAAGAAAGAGCGGCAAGACTTGCGGCAGAAAATGCAATGAGAGCAGGTTTTGAAACTGATGAAGCTAGTAGATTAAGAGCAACAGAAACTTTACAAGGTTTTGCTCCACTAGTACAAGGATTGACTGAACAAGCCGCATCTGGACTTATAACTGCTGGACAAGCAGAAAGACAATTAGACCAAAGAGCTTTAGACATGGCTTATGGCGATTACTTAGAGCAAAGAAATTATCCACAAGAGCAATTAAACTTTGCATTAGGTGCTCTTCAAGGTGTGCCATATGAGACAAGAACTATAGGATTAGAGCAAGGTCAACAATATGTTCAATCACCAAGTATTTATGGACAAACAATAGGTGGTCTAGGTTCGTTAGCTAGTGCCTATTATTTAAGGAATCGATAAATGGAAAAGGTTACTCTAACTCAACAGGACATTGATGGATTTAACCCAAACCAACTTAGTATAGTTAAAACGAGTTTAGGTGTAGATCGAGAAGGTGAGCTTACCCCTGGAACTTACGATGCAGGAGATAACTATTTCAGAAATCTTGTAGAGACACAAATTATTAAAAAACCAAGCTCAGTAGTAATGAATGACAATAGTGGTGTTTCTGGTGGTGCTAAACTTCTAGACCCTAAGATTGGAGCACTAGCACCATTCATAAATCAAGCAACACAAATTCTAGATAGTGTATACGCCTCTACTAGTGAGCCTACTCAAAGAGAAAAAGACATAAACATGGGTAGAGCGGCTTTGCAATTCTTTACACAAATGGGAGCAAGTGCATCACAACCAGGTCAAACTGCACTTGGTGCGGCTAATATAGCTGGTGCAAATGTAGCTAAAGATTATCTAGCTAAAGAAACGAAAAGAGAAGCTGATAAAAAAGCACTAGAACAAGCTAAGAAGTCAAGTGCACTTTCTCTTGGTATGCAACTTAAATCTGCTAAAGATGCAAAAGAAATTGCTTTAGGTAAAGCTAAACAAGGTGTTCCTAAAGTTGTAGAATTTGGACCCGCCATGAAAAAAAATGGTGAGCAAAAAACAGATGAAAAAGGCAACCAACTTTTTACTTATAATATTTATGACCCACTAGGTAAAATAATTGAAACCTACGATGCACCAAGAAAATCTGGCATTAATATTGATGTAGGAAATAAAAGTCAACAAAAATTTGCTGAAGTGTTTAGCACCAATCAAGCAAAGCAGTTTAGCACACAATTAGAAACATCAACTTCAGCAGATGAGGGAATGCAAACTGTAGATACATTATTAAATTTATTGGCACAAGATGACTTTGAGACTGGCCCGTGGGAAGAGTTTAAGTTACCATTAAAAACATTAGGTCTTAGTTTTGGTCTATTTAAAAACGATGATACTACTGTTGATAATATAGCTAGTGCAGAAGCATTTAGAGCTAAAGCGTATGAAATTGTTTTAAATTCAGTATCTAAGATGAAAGGTGCACTATCAGATAAGGAATTAGGTTTCTTGTCTGCACAGGGTCCAACTTTATCAAAAACCACTGAAGGTAATAAGTTACTATTATATTTGAACAAACATCAACTTAATAAAGCATCTAAATTTCGTGAATTTGTTATTTCTTGGTCAGATACAAATAATGAAGGATCGTTTCCACAAGATGGAGCATCATACAATAAAATGATAAGTGATTGGAAAAAATCAGATACAATGACACAAAATCCATATCAATATATTAAAAATGAAGCAGAAAAATTTGAAATAGACCTTATTAAAAAAATGGGTGGCGAAGTAGATGATAATGGCGATCTAGTTCCAGGCTCATTAAGTAACGACACATTTCAAGAGCAACAAAAAACAAAACAAATTATGGATCAAGTAAGTAAAAAATTTAGCCTTAATATGTTGAAGAAAGTATTTAAAAACTCAGGATTTATGGAATGAGCTTAACAGAAAAATATTTACAAAATCTTTCTGAAAAAAAAGATGATAAAAAAGACGAAGTAGAAGAAAAGTCTGTATCTGAAAATGTGTCTACAATAATAGATACTGCTACTGCATTACCAGGTCAAATATTTGATTTAGCTACTGGAACTTATAAAGAGCTTGAGTTTCCTGATGCCAAAGAAACAACTCAAATCGAAGATGTTGGATTTTTTGAATCCTTATTACCAAATGTAAAGTCAATGTTCGCTAGAAATGATTTTGGTAAAGCTGAAATTATAGCAAATGCATTTGAAGGTGACGAAAGATTTGGTGGAGTAGCCACTGATAAATTCAAGAATCCATTTATAGTCTGGAATGGTGAAAGATATTACATTAATAAACCAGGCGTGAGCAGACAAGATGTAGGATCATTAGTAGGCGAAATAATAAAGTATCTTCCAGCATCTAAATTAGTAAGTGGCACAAAATCTGTAAAAGGTAAAATTGTGACAGGCGTTCCATCATATACTGCAACAGAGGGAGTTGGAGAAGTTATAGAATCAGCATTAACACCTAAAACAGATAGAGCAGATAAAAGAACTTTAGCAGATAGAGGATTAGATGCTTTGAAAATGGGCACTTTAGGTACTGCTATAGATATAGTAACCCCACCAATTTTAAAGGCACCAGTTGAGGCAGTAAAAAGTGCAACTAGAGTAGGTGCAAAGGTATTAGATCAACCTATACCAGAGTTTGCTAAAAAAGGTATAAACAACAAATCTGTATTTCTGCAAACACAAGGGCAAAGAACGTCAGAACCATTTGACCCAAAAAAAGGAACTGCAACTGCTCAAGCAAGTACTTCAGTTGCTAGAGAAGATACAATTAGAAATGCACCAAATATAGACCCAATTGCTAGAGCTTTACTGCGAGGTTTAGATGAGAGACAAATTGGTCAAATAAGAGAAACTGCAAGAGAACTACAAAAAGATATAGGATCAGGAACTGTGGGTAGCGTTGATTCAGCAAATGTTCCTTTAAGTGCAATTGATTCAATAAAAAATATAGTAATTCCAAAATCATTAGAGCTAAAAAAAGTATCTGGTCAAGGCTTTGATTATGTTTCAAATGTTTTAAATCCACCAATAGTATCTTCAAAGGGAATTAGAGCTTTAGCTGAAAATATGCAAAAAATAATTAAAGAAGAATTTCAGCCTACTTTAACTGGAATAAACACCCTAGATGATATGCCACTTCTACAAAAAGAAATATCAAACATACAAAAATTAGCAAAAATAGAAACAGATAAACCTTTTCAACAATTAGCGGCTACTGCAAAAGCACTTAATAATAGATTAAGAACTGCAACTCCAGGAACGCCAGAGGCACGAATATTAGGCATATTGAAGGGTGAGTTAGATGATTTTATCTTTAGAGGCATTGATCAAGGTTTTATAAATGGAAATGAAGGAGTTATTAACGCCCTAAAACAATCAAATGAGTTGTACAAACAATACATTGGGTTAGTTGGAAAAAAAACAACTGGAGATAAAGCAGAACAAGCTACAAATGCAATTTTACAAAAGTTATCAAACCCAGGATTTGATGCTAGTAATGTAGTAAATGCTTTTTTTGGTAATCAAAAATTTCAACCAGCACCTGTCATGGCAAATGTTTTGAAAAGATTTAAGTCTGCATTACCAGCAGAAAAGTATGATGAAGTCATTGCACTTATAAAAGATGCAGTCATTGAAAAGGCTTTTGCTGGTAAGGGTACATCAGATATTACAAGAACAAACATAGTGAAAAACTTTAATGAAGTTTTTGGAAGAAACAAACAATATATCAAAGAACTATTTACAGATGCAGAAATAAAAAAGATTAAAAATTTTAGAGATAATGTAATGCCAACTTTGTGGGCAGAAATAAGTCTAAATCCTAGTGGTTCAGGTTATTTAATAGCAAGTGCCGCAGCCGAAACTGGTATTTTAAATTATATCAAATTGTTGCCAGGAATGAATTTAACTGGTTTAAAAGATACAATAGAGGGTGTGCAACGAATTGGTGATATAAATGAGGCTAAAGATATGATAAAACAATATATCACTAGAGCAGATAAGCCTTTGTTTGATTTTCCACTTCCAGGCACAAGGGAAGGTAAACTTACTATCGCTCCAAAAGGTGTATTTACAAAACAAGCAGTTTCTGCACCAGCAAGAGAAGAAATTATTGGAACTGAAGAAGTAGATCAAAGTGCTATAAAGCCATTGGTTGAAAGTATATCGCAAAAGAACATAGGAAAAATATTAGAATCTATAAGGTAAAATAATGGCTAAACCAACATTACAAGAATTTCAAGTTTCTTTAGAAAAACATATAGCTATATCAGAGGAACGCTGGAAAGAAAGTATCTTGAGAATTAAACGTATAGAACATATTATGATTGGTACTAGTGGTACTGCTATTGTTTTACTTATAGGTTTGCTAGTGAGGTAGCCAATGGTTGTTGCCGAAATTTTAACTGGTATTGCATTAGTCCAGAAATCAGTAGAGTTCATAAAATCAAATATAAATACAGTTCAGGACATATCTGGAATAGCAAAACAGATAGATGGCTTTTTTCTAGGCGAAGAACAAATGAATAAAGGGCAAGGCAGAGGCATGTCTATTGCAGAACAATTTGGCTCTGTAGAAAGTTCAGCCAATGACTTTATTAATCGCAAGTTACTAGAAGAGCGAAGAAATGAGCTTAAAAATATAATTAATCTCAGATTTGGGCCGCAGGCTTGGGATCAGATTATTGCAGAGAGAGCCAATAGAATTAATCAAGCTAAAGAAGCACAACGTCAGCAAAGAATAAAAGCTAGAAAACAACAAGACGAAATTATGGAGATGTTGAAATGGGTTGGATATACGTTTATTGGCGTTGGCTTAATCTTAGGTGTATTGGTTGTAACTGTAAAAGCGTTTGCATACGAGTACAAAAGTAAAGATTACACAAGACAACAAAAAGTATGGCAAGGCAAAGTACAACAAAAGAAATACACAACTTGCAGATTAAAGAAAAGAGTTGTGTCCAAAATTACAAAAAAGCAAGCATGTATATATCAAGGTGGTAATAGAACATTTGAAATGATGATCGAAAAGAACTGCCCAAAGCAATATAAGTGCCTCTATAATCCCGATGGTGATGAACCAGATATCGATAAAGTAATGGAAAGCCTCAGAAGTATAACTAAGTGAAGTAGCCTATATCAGCTTCAGCTACTTCATTAGGAATAAAAAGGGGGAAAACATCAGAGGATATAATGTTCACTTTTATTTACTGATCCTAAAACGTAACATTAAAATGGGATCAAATTAAATTACGTCTTGCAGATCGTATCAAATTAGCACCTTCCTTTCTAGTAAAATCATATCTGTTGTCTAGGTACTTATGTAAATGCTTCATATTTGTCTTAGCTCTGATACATAATTGGTAACCATAGTAAAATCTTTGCTCGTCTTTCTTCCTATAAGCATCGCCTATGCACTGAAAGATTGTTGTGTGTCCATTGATCAAGCTCATCATGTTCATATGCTTATCCTCTCGTAATAGCCATTAGCAGTCCTTACAGACTTCTTCTCAAACCAATATGACCAACGACTATCCCAAGTATCGTACACAGTGCCATTTTTCATACACATTAGATGCCTATTTACTGCAACTATAATATTACCTTTATTTGTAAGCTCATCAAGTTTAGTT